CTGTAACTAGGTGAAGTGGTCACTGCACAGCTAGCTCCCCCACGGCTCATGTCGTTAGATATGCGACATTAAAAGCCAACGTCGTTTAACACGAAGTTTCTCGACGTCACCAGGAATGGAATTGCCCAAATCCTCGGAAGTTAGGACGAAACATTTAGGATCCCTTCTAAAGGGCATCCATGGATCGTCTTCACACTGGGGGTAAATCGTCCCAGGGCGCTTCCCAGATACAAGATTTCTCACGTATCTGCAACCTTCAACAAGGAGACCTTCATCCTTATACTCAGGGACTACAGTCTGAATGTTGTATAACGGCTGTTGAGTGTCAGGGTCCCACTTTACTGATCGAGAAAAACGAAGTACTTCCTCGTAATCAGTAACCCCATCTCGTTTAAAACCGAGAACGGGAGAATTTGCCCCTACAAGGGGTACTTCCCAGTAGTGCTTGCGCACCAAATTCTGTAGGCATTGCGAAGTGTTATGGAGTCCTCGTTCATGGAACTGAGACTCTTTCGCAATTAAACTGAGCAATACTGTTGTATCGCTCCTATCCTGGCTGGTTTTGGTTACATAGTTTACGTAAACGGGGGTAACATCCACCCCATTATACGCGTGGATGCCACATGATTCTCTGAACAGGCCTCGGGTGAAACTCTTATCAACATTGAGTTTCATCCCAAACAGCGGTAGGTAGTCATAGACTGCCTGCACTGCCTGTGTAGGGATAATGATGTCATCACCATACACGTAGACTTGCTTCGATAGCTTTTCAGAATCATCTATCGATGATAGCTTTATGATTGAGCGTATCAAGGCCCAAAACGTTACAGCCATCACAGGGAAACACACACCAGAGCCCATAGGTGCAAACTTATTGGCGTACAGGAGCTGTTCATTAGGCAGACGTATTAGCCTGGTAGAGACAGCGTCCAACTGGTGGAATATCGGTGTATTTAGAAATAAAAGATGCACCAGATACCGTGCTACGCGGTCACTTGCTTCTTGAGCGTCCAGGGTTGCAAATTCCTGGGTGACCGATGCGGCGAGAGCTAGATTTCTATTAAGCTCTTGCGAAGTAAAATTAATTCTACCGCGTGTAGCCGGATGCGATTCTAGCAACTTGTAGAGATACCTCTTAAGTGCTTGCTGAAAGAATTGCATTTCGTTTTCCTCGATACATATGCCTCGTGGCTTACCCAGATACTTCGGGATTTGCTTATAACGAGATTCAGCTTCTTCCTTTACAGGAAGGCACATGTATCTACGTGCGTCCTCGACAGGATCCCAATGATGGAAATAAAACGTGTTTAAGTAATCAAACATTTCGTCGAGTTCCGTATAAACAGTATGCGGCACATAGCGCAAGTGTTTGTCCACCGGAGTATTGGTGGCACCCGGCCCAGGTCGGGGTAAAAGCATGTCTGGGGTCAGCTCTACGTCTTTGAAAAGAGATTGTATAAGAGCTTGGGCGTTCGTCAAAATTGGTTTAAGCGGCTCAGATTGGAAATCTATCAATCCAAGCGAGCTATCAACTTCAACAAAACTAAGGAGGTTTTTCCTTAATACGGTTTTACGATATGGCCCTCTAAGTTTCTTAAAGAGGACACAGACCTGATAGATCTGTGAAAATGCCATTTCGTGGTTTTCTCCCTGATTATACACCTCAAAGAACAGCCGGCCTAGAAAGGCAGGGTATTCAGCACGGGAGGCTTTACGCCATCCGTTGTAGGAGGGGTTGCCACCTTGTGTCCAGCTGAACAGCGAAGACATAAGATCAGGCAGCGTCACGGAGAGGAAGCCAAGGCGTTCGTGATCAAGCCTTTTAACAAAACAGGCAAGATCGCGCGCCGAGTCGACGCTCCTATAACAGGGGTTAATGTTAACGAAATCTGTGAGTAAAGCCCGTATAACCGCAATGAAACTATCGCGGTGGGCTATAAAATATTCATTAATCTCACTATTTTCGCCGCTTGATTGCGTACATTCTTTGGCTATTCTGGTCTGCATATTCATGCTAGGCCTCCAGCCACGTGCACAATCTAGTCTAGGTAATCAGCTCTACGAAAATCATAATAAATGTAGAGATTTCTCCGAGATGTTCAAGAACGAATTCTGTAATAACAGGAATGAATTCGAGAATATCGGAGAAGAATGGTTCCACCATCAGATCTCACCGCGCATCATTGCGGCGGTGAACCCAGTGACGCCAGCGGCCGCGAGAAGAAGTTTTACCTCTTTCTCAACAGCTGCGGAAGCGTGTTTGGGGTGGTGTGAGACTGTGATGTTAACCACAATCACGTCAAGTGCCGGATCGTTATCACCGGGATCGGTCAGGGCAACCTGCTCTGAACGCTGACAGAGATGCCGTTCACGCCCGTTTTTCTGGGTAGAATGGCCTGTCTTCAAAGTTGAAGCCGCGGAAGCGGCAGCTGCGGGCTCTGTGTAGAGCCCCCCGATTTCACCAGGAACCTGGCGCAGCCAATTGAAAGTACGGTCGGCTGAGCCATCATTGATTACCAATGGAACTGTAAAAAGTGCCATGGACTTCTCCTTATATAGGTTAAAGCGGTAACGTCGCTTGTTTCACGCCGGACAATCCGGAAGAGCCGAGTGACGAGTTAGAGGATACATCTCGTAAGTGCAGCCATGTTTAGCCATTGTTTTACATTAGGCATACGCAGGCTGGGAAGCACGGTTCCCACTTTAGGGAAACATACCTTACGAGTGTAGAGACGAGAATTGACTCCAGCGACAGAGGTTTTCCCTGACGTTGCGAGTTTGCCATTCACAAGGCAATACCCACGGAGAAGTTCACCGTAGGCATAATACTCGTTTTGAGACGGATCATAAACGAAACCATCCATGCGCTCAGTAAGTAAGCTTTCACAGTACTGATTGGGTAGCATGGTCACGTTCGGATCGGTCCGCAATAATGAAAGAGTCTGACCGATATTGACAAAATAATCGGCCAAGAAGCTGAATGGTATTGCATTCCAAACAACTTCTGCATTCAGTTCCAGACCCCAGTAACGGGTAAACGCTTCGAGATAACTGCGAGCTTCATAGTTGTACTTATATGATAGCGTAGCAGTGAAGCGAGTCTGGTACAATGTGCCCTTAAACAGACAGATGTAGGGTGTGAGCGATGATTCATGCTCAAAATTCTCAGTGTAATGTCTAACATTGTCACTGAGTCCCTCTAGTCCGAATTGGGCCTGGGCGTCCATCACGATTCCCTTAAGTTCTTGGTGAATCGAGATAATATCACTAACAAGTGGCTTAATAGCGTACTCATTAGTGAGATGGGCCGCGGCAATAGGCTTCGTAGGATCGAACTTCTTGATCCGTTTCTTCGAATGCCTCCAACGTCTAAACGAATTACAAAGTTTTGACATTGGCTTATTAAGGACGAACTTCAGTATGTCCTTAAAATCTTTTAGCTCATAAATAAAATTGAGCATAGAGATATTGCCCTCAAACTCTGGTTGAAAGTTCCACCAGGCAGCAGTTTGAGCCGAATGCAAGTCGATGTGAGGGTGTGAACTCACCTCAGTCATCGACGACAATAAGGATGGTGAATAACGATTATGCCGATAAATATAGCATATTTCACCCATATCTGGTCTTCTCAGAATTCCTGAGATGGGGTAGTTAATACCCCCATGAAACCAGTGGTCGCAATCATTAAATGACGGCGGCCTACTATGGGTACACCAAATCCTTTCCGTACCGTAGAACTCACCTGTAGCATTCGCGTTAATCGACGAGATGCCCTGCGCCTCAAGATCTTCGGCGTATTCAGGTGTGAGGTGCTCATAAGCATTCTCAATTGTGAGGCGACTCGTCCAAACCGGTGAAAAATAACCCGGTTTCTTCGTGTAGCCCCAATCTAGTAAAACGGTACGTTCTTTCAT